GAGATTTAAGAACGTTACAAGATTACTTCGGGGAAGACAAGCTAAACACTTTAGATATGTCTCCTTACACGCACGAATACAACGGTGCACAAGTTCAAACACGAATAACATCAAGTTCAAGCTATGACATACGATATCCTTTAATCTCAAGTAGTAGAGTTTGGCAGTATGGCGGTGGTGGAGCGCAAGACATAAGCCAGAATAGCCACCATATGCATTACTACGAGTTGTTTCCTGCGGTAAGAATAAGCAAAGTATTTGAAGCTATAGAAACGAAATACGATATAGATTTTCAAGGATTATTTCTAAATGACAAGAGGTTTACGAATTGTTACTTATGGCTAAAGAATAAAGATACGTTTGCTTTTTACTCAGATAGGAAAGCATTGGATTTTACTGCGGTAAGCCAAGCAACAGGAGTAGGTACGGCAGCTATATTAGATAGGAATGTTTTAAAGTTTAATTACGACCCTGAAAACTCAATAGGAGGTACGGTACCCGGAACACTTAAACAGATTCAGTTTTATGTAAATGCATACGGAGTAGGTGGAGCAGATGTTACAACAAGCGATGTATTTATTGATGTGTACGAAAACGATAATCTTATAGCTACCGTTAGTGCTTCTTTTGGTAATGCAGCAGAATATACAGGAATCGTTGATTGGGATGGTTCTTTAGATACTGAGTTTTCTTTTGTGGGTAGAGCAGAAGGTGATGTAATTGTAGGTTATTGGTGTGAGTTGAATTTGTTAATTAATGGTTCTTTAACAGATGCAAGTGGTAACTTTTGGGACTATGCTTATGTAACGGTTACTGATAACACATTTACAAAAGACTTAGATATTTCTGGCAATTTCCCAGATATGAAGATAAGCGATTTCGTAGCAGGTATATTAAAGCAGTTTAATTTAACTTGTTATGGTTTATCTCCTACTATATTTCAGATTGAACCTTTAGAGGATTGGTATAGCAAAGGAAGAATAATAGACGTAACAAAACACATAGATATAGATAGCATAGATTACGAGCGTGTAAAGTTGTATAAGAAGATAGGATTTAAGCATTTAAAAAGTGCTACTATTTTAAACACACAATTTGCAGCTAATAATAATCGTGAGTATGGCGATTTAGAGCAGGTGTATGATTACGATGGCGGTGAGTACGTTATACAATTACCTTTTGAAAATCTTTGCCACCAAAAGTTTACAGGAACGGATTTACAGGTAGGCTACTCTTTAGACAAAACTTTAGCACCTATTATTCCGCAGCCTATTTTATTGTATATGAATGAGCAAAAGACGGTATCATTCTACTTTAATAATGGAACGTCTACAAATCATATAACAAGCTATATGCCTTTTGGGCAGGATTTAATTTATAACTCTTCAAGATATACGTTAAACTTTGGACAAGATAATAGCACGTTCTTTTTAGAGCCTATTGAAAGAAATATATTTAAGGTATATTACTATAACTACTTAGCTAATTTATACTCTAAGAAACAAAGGTTAGTAAGTTGTAAAGGATTATTCCCTACTCCTATTCTTACAAGTCTAAAGATGAACGATAGGATATTAATTAGGGACAAAAGGTATATCATAAACGAGATAAAAACGGAAACAACCACAGGAGATGTGGATTTAGTCTTGCTAAATGATTTTCGTTCTATAAAGGCATTAAATGCCCCTAAGACAGGAAAGGGAGTATTAACTGTAACGGTGGGTGTATTGCTACCTACTGGAGTGACTGAGGTTGCTTTAGATATGGGAACTACAGGTGTAACGGCAAGTGCTGCTACTATTACTACAGACACGGATGTTGTATTTACTTATCCTGTAGTTACTCCAAGTTATACGATCATTGCAGAAAACTCAGACGATTTAATAACGGAGTTTAACCAATACCTAAGAGGAGAAGAAGGAAACACTAACGTTTACGATATAGAATTAACTTATACAAACGAGGACGGAAGCACAGAGGTAGACACCCTAACACTAACACAAGAAGTATGATTAAGAATATTTTAGAGTTATTAAAAATAGACGATTTCTACGGAAAGACGGAGTTCATTGACATAGCAAAAGGTAAGTATAAAATACCCACAAGCGTACGTGAAGCATACAAACAAGGTAAAAGAGAGTTAAAGAGTAAAAGACGTAAGTAATGGCTGAAAAGAAAGTAATAGAATTAGAGGTAAAGACGGAATCACTTAAACCACTAAAAGCACAATTAAGAGAAGCACAAGCTGAAGTTGCTGCATTAGCTGAAAAGTTCGGTGCTACATCTCAAGAGGCAGTACAAGCAGCGAAGAAAGCAGCAGAATTAAAAGACGCTATTGCAGACGCTAAAAACTTGACTGACGCATACAACCCAGATGCCAAATTCAACGCATTATCTGCCTCGATTAGTGGAGTATTAAATGGATTTCAAGCCTTTGAAGGTGCGTTAGGGTTAGTAGGTGTAGAAGGCGAAGCGGTACAAGCTACTTTGCTAAAGGTGCAATCTGCTATGGCTTTAACTCAAGGTATTAATGGAGTCTTAGAAGCTAAAGAAGACTTTGCCAACTTAGGTAAACAAATCACAGGAGTATATGAGGGAGCGGTAAAAGGATTCCAAAATATGACTGCCGCAGGTAAAGTATTTGCTATTACAGGAATAGGACTACTTATCACAGGATTAAGCCTTGTTATTACTTATTGGGATGACATTAGAAAAGCTGTAGGGGATGTATCTGAGGACGAGCAAAAATTAGCAGAATACAGAAGACAATATGCAGCCGAACAAGATAAACAAGTAGCAGAAGAATCAAAAGGATTCGCTACTCTTATTGCTCAATTAAAAGCATCCAATAAAGGCAGTAAGGAGCGTTCTGAATTAATATCTGAGATTAATAAAAAATACGGAACTACTCTTAAAAATTTATCGGATGAAGCTGAATTTCAAAACCAATTAAATCAAGAATTAGCTAATTATTTAACTTACCAACAAGCTAAATTTAGACTTCAAAAAAATGAAGAGGCTATAGTTAGAAACTTAGAAACTCAAAGTAAACTAAAAAGAGAGTTAGTACAAGCAGAAAAAGATTTAGCTAAAGCTATTCAAGATGGTGCAGGAAAAACACGAACTACATTAGAAGAAGGTGTAGCAGTTCAAATAGCAGTTAATCAAGAAGCATCTAACGCAGCAGAAAGAGCATCTGAAAGAATAAAGAAAAATACTAAAGAATTAGCAGATGCAGAAAATAGATTTGAAAACTATGGTAAGGCAGCAATCTATGCAAGTGGACAAATTGACAAGTTAACTTATTCGGGTAAGAAGTACGTTGAGCAAAACACGGAAGTAAAAACAAGCACAGAGAAATCTACTAAAGAAATTACTAAGCAAGCAGATGCAGTTAGAGATACTAATCAAGAGATGTTAGATGCGGGTGACACATTTGCTGAAGCTGCGAAAAAACGAAGAGATAAAACAGAACAAGAAATAAAAGATAGTGAACAAGCAAAGAATGATGCTTCAAGGTACTGGCAAAATTTAGACCTTGATTTTACTTTAAAAAATGAAGAGGAAAAACAATTAGCAAGACAAAAGACTGTTGATTTAGCTTTAAAAACAGCTCAAACATTTGGGCAAGTATATGCTGAATTAAACAACCTTTTAAATGCTTCAGATAACGAAAGGTTAAAGAATGTAAAGAAAGGAAGCAAAGAAGAAGAGGCAATCAAAAAGAGAATGTTTGAGCGTGATAAGAAATTACGTATTGTTCAAACAATTATAGATACTGCATCGAATGTAGTTACTTCTGTTCGTAATGGTGGAGGTATTCCTACAGGTATTCCTTTCGGTGTCGCGGCTGGTGTTATGGGTGCTTTACAAATTGCTGCTATCTCTAAAACTAAATTTGAAGGAAGTACAGGCGGTGGAGGTGAAGATACTGCCATTCCTCAGATTGCAGGAGCAGGTGGTGTTATGGCTCCTAACTTTAATTTAGTAGGAAACGCTCAAGCTACAAACCCATTAGCAGGATTAGGAGAAGGATTAATACAGGCTTATGTAGTAAGTGGAGATGTAACGACTGCTCAGTCTTTAGATAGGAATAGAGTGAATAACGCAACGTTTGGATAATTATAAAGTTATTAGGTTATGAATAAGATAATAGAATTAGTGATAGACGAGAACGATGAAATGAGCGGAATAGATGCCGTTTCAGTTGTTAGTTCTCCTGCAATAGAAGAAAACTTTATTGCGTTACATAAACACGAAGTAGAGTTGAAAGAAATAGATACTGAAAAGCGTATCTTAATGGGTGCTGCTTTAGTGCCTAATAAACAAATCTACAGACGTAACGACAAGAACGAAGAGTATCATATCTATTTCAGTAAGGACACGGTTAGAAAAGCATCTGAGTTATTTCTAATGAGAGCAAATCAAAATAACGCTACATACGAACACGATAAAAAATTAAGTGGAATGAGTGTGGTAGAATCGTGGATCATTGAAGATGAGAAAAAAGACAAGTCTGCAAAATACGGATTCAGTCTGCCGGTAGGAACTTGGATGATTTCTATGAAGGTAAATAATGATGAGGTATGGAAAGACGTGAAAGAAGGTAAAGTAAAAGGATTTTCTATAGAAGGTTACTTTGCAGACAAATACGAAATGAGCCTTAAACCTACGATTACTGAGCCAGAAACAGAAGAGGAATTAATTGAGAAGTTAAAAGCACTTATATTAAAAGCTGAACAAGAGGAATTAGAAGAGGGAGTAGAGCATTACACAAAAGACGGAAAGGTATATACAGGACCAACGCATAAAGACGCTTCAGGTCGTTTAATGACGGGTGCAGTTCACACAGAAGATAGCGAGTATTTATATCATAAAGACGAACTACCATTACAACTTGAAAGCTACACAGACTATCCAGAAGCAGCTAAAGAAAACGCTAAGATAGCTTTAAGATATGCAGAAGAAAACGGATGGGGAGATTGCGGAACACCTGTAGGTAAAGCACGAGCAAATCAGTTAGCAAATGGCGAACCTATAAGCGAAGAAACTATTGCACGAATGGCATCATTTGAACGTCAACGTCAAAACTCTGACAAGGAGTTAGGTGATGGATGCGGTAGATTAATGTGGTTAGCGTGGGGTGGAGATGAAGGAGTAGAATGGGCGCAACGTAAATTAGAACAAATCAAAAACAAATAAGATGGCAAAACAAAAAACACTAAGTAAGACAAGTCCTAAAGGCGGTAAAAGAGGATGCCTTTGTGACGACGGCACGTATAACTCAAAATGCTGCGATGGCACACTACAAGCGCAGGGTGTAGGTAGTTTAGTTTCGCAAGGAACTCCCACCATTGTAAACACGAATGAAGCAAGAGTTATTACAAGTGTTAATGGGTAAAAATACAACAGAACAAAAACACGAAAGTTATTAAGTTATAAATGTTAAATATGAAAAAGAACGTAATCAATCAAATTAAAGAACTTTTAGGAATGGAAGTTAAATTGGCTACTATGAAACTTTCCGATGGAATGACTATTCTAGAAGCTGAAGTGTTTGAAGCAGGATCAGAAGTTTTTATAGTTGCTGAAGATCAAAAAATCGCTTTGCCTGTAGGAGAGTATGAATTGGAAGATTCTAAAATGTTGGTAGTAATCGAAGAAGGTATTATTGCTGAAATTAAAGAAATGGAAGCTGAAGAGGAAATGCCGATGGGAGAGCCAGAAGCAGAAGCAGAGGTAGAAGTTGAAGCAGAAGCAGCAGCACCTAAAGACATTAAAAAGACGGTTGAATCTATCGTTAAAGAAACGTTCTTCTCAGAAATGGAAGCACTTAAAATTGAAAACGAAGAGTTGAAAGCTAAGTTAGAAATGTTTTCAAAAGTTGAGCCTACTACAGAAGTTGCTACTGAAGAAACTACTAAAGAAAATAAGGTTGAATTAGAGGAAGTATCTCCTATCACTTTCAACCCTGAGAATGTAAATAAAGCAGAAGGATTCAAATTTGCTTCTAAAAGAGCAAGAACTACAATGGATTCTATCCTTGAAAAATTAAATAAATAATTAACTAATAATTTAAAAAAAAGATGGCTACTACAACATCAATTACAACTACTTACGCTGGGGAGTTCGCAGGTAAGTACATTGCTGCAGCGCTTTTGTCTGCACCAACTTTAGAGCAAGGTGGTTTAACTATCCACCCAAATGTTAAGTACAAACAAGTTATCCAACGTGTTGCTACTGACGGAATCGTTAAG